TCTTTGATGGCGAAACGCCTGGGCGCGAATGTCATTCAAGTGGCGCCGGGCTATCTCGCGGTGGTCAAAAAACGATCTTACGACTATGCGAAGGAAGTTGGGGCTCGCCTCCTGCCGTTCGGTCTGGAGGCCGACTTTGCGATCGAAACGATCGCAGAAGTTTCATCAAAAGTTGATCTTAAAGGCATGGGCGTCGAGGAGGTCTGGTGCGCTGGCGGCAGTGGGGTCCTGGCGCGCGGTTTGAGAAAAGGCATGGATGGAGCGCGGCTGAGGGTGGTTCAGGTCGGCCGCGCGCTCGAGGGGGCCAGCTACGTCGCACCATGGCGGTTCGAGCAGTCATGCTCTGTCCCCTGTCCGTTCCCATCTGATCCGCACTATGATGCAAAGGCCTGGACGATGCTGCGAAGATCAGCCCGCCCCGAAGGCAAGGCCCTTTTCTGGAATGTCGCCGGCCCGGCCGATTAGCCAAGGGCAAGGGCAGGCTTCGCCAGGCGCCGCGTATCATTCCCCGGGGAATAAAAGCCGCCAGCTGGCGGGCTTCCATGGGCTTGCTCGATCGCACTGGAAAAAGCGCGCAAAAAAGCCCGGGCGTTTTAAGCCCGGGCTGGTCGGTTGTGGTTGATTTACAATGAAGCGGGCGTTTCAGCCTGCGTCGGCTTTTCAGCCTTGCCATTCTTCGCAGGCTTCGCAGCCTTTTCAGCCTTCGCCGAAAGCGCTGCAATCGCCAAATCGCGAAGCTTGCCAATCATCATGGGCGTGGTCGAGATCTCCCGGACTTGAAGCTTTTTCAAGCCCGCCATATCCCTAGCCCGGATCAAGCCGGCCAAGACCGCAATGCGCTTGGCGAAGGGCCGATGCGTTGCAGCGAAGAAAATCCCGCCATCGACCGGGACATCTTCCCTGCCAGCGTTCGGCGAAAGATAAAAAGCCTTCTGGAGATCATAGCCCTTGGCGCTCATCGCGTCGGGCAAAACCCCCTTTTCAGCCTTCGCCTTGTAATCAGCCCATGGGCCGATCCATTTGCGGCCATCCAGTGGGCGCCAGCTATCCCCGTAATCCTTGGCCGGGGCCTTCGCCGGGGCCTTCAGATCGCCTTGCGCTTCGATCCGCTTGGCCAGCCCCTTTTTGGCGGGCTTTGCAGCCTTGCCCTTCGCTTGGCCCTTGGCGGGCTTCGCAGCGGGCTTAGCTTCGGGCTTGGCCGGGGCGGGCTTTTCGCGAAGGATCAAAAGAAATTCCGATTGATCCGGAATTGCCTTGTAATCCCCCTTATCCCCGCCCGCCGCTTCGATCGCTTGAAAGGCAGCATCCATCGAAGGATAGCGGCCGGCCAAAAGGGCAGCATTGTTTGCATTCGTATTCATAGCTTTATTCCTTTTTCAGACAGCATGCGGGCAAGCCCGCCATTCCCCGGGCGGATTTCGCCCGGGCCTTATCCTTGCGCCATCTGCAAAAAGAAGTGGAGCGCTCATTTCGCATAGCAGCCCCGCGCGAATTGCATGGCTTGCAGAACGCCACTACAACGCTCGACTATGGCGAGGCTCGGACGGACCTGGGGTGGCGACATCATGCGCGGTGAGCACACCCACCTGAGCCGAGCCAGAGCGAACGGAGGGGGGGAGGGGAGGGGACATCGAGGGGACATAGAGGGGACAGACCATGAGGCGGGGTCCGAGGGCGCCCCCCTAGGGGATCAGACGCAGGCCACAGATATCGATCTAGGCCCCCCCCATAACTCCACGCTGACAGCTGGCCAAACTAATGTACAACCTGATCTGGAGAATTCCTTTGGCGGATCGAGCATATTCGATCCCTGCCTCACTGAGCTTTGCTATCGCTGGTTTTGTCCTTCGGGGGGACGTGTGCTCGATCCTTTTGCTGGCGGTTCTGTACGGGGCCTTGTGGCCAGCCGGCTTGGACTTCATTACGCGGGGATTGAATTACGCCAGGAGCAGGTAGAGGCGAACCAGCGGCAGGCTTCGAAGATTTGCCGACCGGGGGAGCCCGCGCCGATATGGCTTGCCGGGGATTGCCGGGAGGCATTGGATCAGACGGCAGAGGGGGCAGCGGACATGATAATGACCTGCCCGCCTTATGGCGATCTGGAGGTCTACAGCACGGACCCGCGGGACATCAGCGGCTACAGCATGAGCGATTTCGACGAGGCGATGCGGGTAATTGTCCTCAAGGCGACGCGATGCTTGGCGATGAACCGCTTTTCGATCTGGGTAATTTCAGATTATCGGACGGCGGACGGAAGCTACGCGATGCTGCCGAGCAAGCTGCGCTTTTGGCAACGGGACGCGGGGATGAAGCTGTACAATGAGGCGATCCTTTTGAATGTCGCCGGCAGCCTTCCGATCCGGGCTGGCAAGCAATTTCAGAGCACGCGCAAGCTTGGCCGGATGCACCAGGAAATCTTGATCTTTTTGAAGGGCGATGAGCGGCTGGCGACGGCGGCTTTGCCGAAGATCGATGCGAAGGGGATCGACAATGCCCTTGAGGCGATTGCCGCAGCCGCCGCCGCGGCTTGAGGCGAGCTTGGAAGCGGAGGGGGTAAAGCCGCGCAAGAAGAAGACGGCGAAGAAATCGCGCTTCAATGGGCGGACGAAGCCGCCGCAGCAGCGCCATACGCCTTCGGACGAAACGCGCAAGATGATTTCCAACATGGCGAGCTACGGGCTGGACGCGCTGAAGATCAGCAAATTGAGCGGGCTTTCGACGGCGACGATCTACAAATATTACCGGCATGAGATGATGACGGCGGCCGATCAGAAGGATCTGATTGTGCTTCAAAGCGCATTTTTGAAGGCGATCGGCGGGCCGGATCAGAATTGGGAAAAGGCGGACGCGGCGCAGCAGCGCTGGTGGATCGCCATTCGACAGCGCTGGCAGCTTCCGGCTACGACGGCGATCAACGCCAATATGAATATGGATCTTTCGCGCCTTACGGATCGGCAGCTGGATGAGCTCGAGCGCATTATGGAGGCCGCAAGCGAAATGGACGATCGAGGATATCCGGAGGGAAAAATCATCCCGCCTGAATAAGCGCGATGACGTAAAGCGGGAGCGCGGGGCCGAAAGCGTCCGCGCCCGCTGCGAGCGGCGCCTGATCAATTTTGTCCGCGAGGCCTGGCCGATCCTAGAGCCCCGGATGCAATATGTGCATTCTTGGCACATCGACGCCATCTGCGAGCATCTGGAGGCGGTGACTTCCGGCCAGATCACCCGGCTTTTGATGAATGTGCCCCCGGGCTCGATGAAGAGCTTGCTGACAAGCGTCATGTGGCCCGCTTGGGAATGGGGCCCGCGGAACCTCACCAGCTATCGCTATCTGACCTCAGCCTTCGCGGAGACGGCGGTGAGCCGCGATGTCCGTAAGATGCGGATGCTTTGCGAAAGCGAATGGTATCGAACGCTTTGGCCGCATGTGGAGCTAACCCGCCATGGCGAGTTCAGCCTTGAAAACACCCTGACCGGCACCCGCGATGGCGTGCCCTTCGGATCATTGACCAGCCGGCGCGGCGATCGGCTCATTCTTGACGATCCCCATTCGGTGGAAAAAGCCGAAAGCCCGAACGATCGCGAAAAGGCGGTCCGCCGCTTTCGCGAGGGCGCGATCAACCGCTTAAACGATCAGCTGCGAAGCGCCATCATCGTCATCATGCAAAGATTGAATGAAGGCGACATCAGCGGCGAGATCTTGGACAGCGGCATGGATTACGTCTGCCTGATCCTGCCGATGGAATATGAGCGCGCGCGGCATTGCTCGACCGAAATTGGCTTTGACGATCCGCGCACCAAGGATGGGGAACTCTTGGCGCCGCAGCGCTTCCCCCAATCCGTCATCGATGGCCTGAAACGCGACATGGGCTCTTACGCCTATGCCGGGCAATATCAGCAGCGCCCCGCCCCGCGCTCCGGAGGTATATTCCCCTATAATTCGTGGGAATTGTGGGACCGGCAATTAGCAATGCAATACGGGAAATCAGAGAACCAATTTCCGGACATGGACTTCATTCTGGCGATCACCGACACCGCCTTTACAGAAAAGCAGGAGAACGACTTTACCGCCGTGGTCGTTTTGGGCGTCTGGTCCGATCTCAACAAAATGCAGAACATCATGCTGATGCACTTCTGGCAGAAGCGGCTGAAATTCAACGACGCGATCGAAGAGATCGTCAAATCGACCCGTAAGTTCAAGGCCGATCGCCTGCTGGTCGAGAACAAAGCTTCTGGCATCTCGATCTATCAGGAGATCGTCCGCCTCACCCGCGAAGAGGAATTTCCGGTTCAACTCATCGATCCCAAAAACGAGGACAAGGAAGCGCGCGCGTCCTCCGTCAGCGGCTTCTTCGGCGAAGAAAAGGAAGACGGCAGCCGCCGCCAGGGCTTGATCTACGCCCCCGGCCGGTTGCAGGACAATGGAACGATCTGGCCGCGCGAATGGGCGGATGAACTGATGGCGCAGGCGGCGACCTTCCCCAAGGGTAAGCACGACGACGGCGTCGACGCCATGGTGCACGGCCTGCGCTTCCTGCGCGCCCGCGGCCTCATCCGCAAGCGAACCGAAATGATCGCCGAAGACCATCGCGCCCTGCTCGTAAGCCCGGCCGCGCCCCGGCCGCTCTACCCATGCTGACCCCAGCTGTACGGAGGGATCGTACAACTTGAATGCGCCGCGTGAAATTCAAACCCGGCATGTGGCCGGCGCCCTCGGCCGACCCCTTTGCTCCTGACCCGCCTAATCTGGCGGCGCTTGCGGAGAAAAGGCGCGAGGATTGGCGCGTCGCCCAACGCAAATCGCGCGAAAAAAAAGCAAGGGAAGTTCGTCGTCAAGAAGCTCGCGAGGCGCAAAAGCTGCAAAAAATGCCGCTGAGCCAATTCCAGAGTATTGCGCGTAACGCAAAAGAGAGCTACAGCGAACGACGGCAGGAGGTCTTCAACGCCATGAGCGAGCAGCTATCCACCTGGAACCGGCCGCCGCGCAACATGGACGAAGTCCAATCGGTGCTGATCGCCATGGCCAAGAAAGTGGGCGCGGTCTACGGCGTGCCCCTGTCGGTCGGGCGCCTGGGCGAAAGCCTGATCTTCGTCGACGAGCGCGGCGAGCACGTGGTCGATCCGGGCGGTCTCGACAATCCCGCCACCACCATTCTCTGCGCCGAAGCGTTCGAAATCGACAGCGGCGATTTTCTGAAATTGTTCGCCGCCCGATCCCTCTACGCGGCGCTCACCGTCCGCTTCAACGCCCTCGATAGCTCGACCACATCCGTCCCTTCTTACGAGCACCGGCAGTGACCAAAGACGACTTCACCAAAGCGCAGCAGGCGTTCTGGTCCGAGCGATGCCAAAGCCGAATTGACGTGAACAACGCGCTTTGGCTGGAAGTGGCGCGGCTGGCCCTCGCCGGCGACCCTAAGCCCTTGCAAGAGCGCGTCGCTCTGATCGGCGCCCTCGCCCCCAAAGCGGAAGCCTCCTGATGAATAAGCCGATCCTCAGCCTCGATTTCGACGGCGTGATCCACGATTACAAAAAAGGCTGGCAGGACGGCTCGATCTATGGCGAGCCCACCCCCGGCTTCTTTGAATGGGCCGACGCCGCCCAATCCCTGTTCACCCTGATCGTCCATACCTCGCGCGCCTCGACCTCCGAAGGAACCGCTGCGGTCATGGACTGGCTGATCCAAAAGTCGGCGCAAGCCGGCCTGCCCCATGTCGCCGCCATGATGAGCGTCCAGGCCGGCAAGCCGCCCGCCTTCTTGACGATCGACGACCGCGCCGTCCTATTCAACGGCGACTGGAACAATCCAGACTACTACCCGCCCGATCTGCGGGCGTTTAAACCCTGGATGGCCTTGGGAGATCACACATGAGCCTGTTGACCACGATCCTCGCCTTCGGCGCGATGCTCACCCGCGCCAAAATTATCGACCCCGCCGATCGCAGCAACGACGAGCTCGACCTCGCAATCATCATCACCGACCTCAAGCTTGAAAATGAACAGCTGAAGGGCCGGATCGCCGACATCGTGGCTGAGCGAAAAGATCAGGGCGAAATCATCGCCAACATGCGGGCCGCCCGCGTCGAACAGGGCGCCGTCATCGCGCGCCAACACGACCGCATCGCGGCGATCATCGCCGCCGGCGGCGATCAGGGCGAAGCCATCTACGCGCTCAAGCAGAACATCGGCCGCCTGGAAGTGCGGCTGAGCGACGCCTACCGCTACGTCGAGGCCGTCAACACCGATCGCGCCGTTCTGAACGATCGCATTCTGGAACTCGAAGGCAATCAGCCCGAAGACCTTCCCGGCACCCAGCAGGTGTCGGCCCAGCTCGCCGCCGACATCAATGCGTTCCGCGCCCGCGTTCCCCCCGGCGGGGCGGCCGTCTTCGGGCCAGCGGCGGCTCAACAGATGCAGGCGAATGCGGGAAACCAGTTGAGCTTCGAACACTTCTGCAATTGCGTGCCGGCCCGCCACGACATGTTCCTGCCCCGCATATGAGCCGCCCGATCTTCGACCACGTCGTGCTTGGCGATCTGCCGCAAAGCAAACTGACCATCGAGGCGATCGACAAGCCGGGCGCGGGCGGCGCCAACCATCTCTATGTGATCGAAGGCTTCGACATGACCAGCAACCCTTCCGATCTCCATGTCGGGAGGTGGCCGACCCTGCTGCTCAGCACCTCGCTGCCCCCGGAGGACCTTCTGGCGCTGAGTTCCTGGGCTGAGGGGCAGCGACCGCTGGATCACACCGCCATCCTGTTCCAAAACGGACCAATCCCAGACAAGGGCATGAACGGCGTCACCCAAGAGGCGCTGATCGCAATCGTCATCGACCGCCTCAAGGGCTTCCAGAAGGGCAACTACGCCTGCCGCGAGAACGCGATCGCCCTCACCAAGCTGCAGGAGGCGCTGTTTTGGCTGAAATCCCGAACCGAGGAGCGGTTGCGCCGTGGCGTCGAGGGGACGCTCGTTAAATGACGCTGACGCTTCAAGATATCGAGCGCGCGCAAAAGCTCTACAATGATCTCGAAGTCATCCATCGGCACCGTGATCTGGTGCTGGAAGCCGAAGATGCGTTCAGCATTAGCGCCTTCATAAAAGGGACGGCAGGGCGCAGTCCGGTCAATATCTCGTTTCAAACCCTGAGCGACGAAGGCACCAAAGAACTCCGCGCGCTCATTCGCAGGGATTTACGCAATCAGGCGGCCAAAATCGTCGCCGAATTGCACAAGATGGGCTGCGAAGCGGTCCTCAGCCCCAAGGACGACGCTTGACGGCCACATAACGAACCCGATACTTGCGTCGCGCGGGCGCTGCGGACGCCAGCGCCCCTCCCAAGGAGCGCTAAAATGGCGAAAAAGCCTTCCCCGCACGACGAAAACACAATTTCCAGCGAACCCACCCAGGCCTCCGGCGCGCTCGAGCAATCGCGCCCTGACGACCATACCGATCAGCCAACCCAGGCCGAACTCGACGCCGATCGAACTCCGCTGACCAAGGTCGAAGCCGAGGCGCTCTTGCGCGCCGGCCATCGTCTGCGCATCAAAGGCGACAGCCCGTTGAATTGGGTCAGTATGACCCGTCACGCCGGCGCAATGGCGATCAGCTACAACGCCACCCCGGAGGCGATCGCCGATCTACTCGACGACAAGGACCTGATCTTGGCGGACTGACCATGGCCGAGCCAGACCAGCCCCTTACGCCAATTGAAGCCGCAGCCGCGTTCTTCTCTGGCGCCTCGATGGCCTATCTCAACGATCCCAACACGCCGTTCGCGTTGGGCCGCTTCGCCAACGAGCCGGTCATTATCTCGGAAATCCCGTTCTTCCCGACCGACCATCAGGCCGCGCTCGTCTACTTCGCCTCTCACCCCGCCATCATCGCGGGCACCTATAGGCCACCCGCTCCTGGCGCCGCGGCATCGGCCTTTTTCAAGGTCAAGGGCGTCGGATGGACAGCGAAGGGAACGAACATGGCAGTAGCGCTTCAAATTGGTCAGTCGGTTGGACTGACGATCGGCTTTACCGACGCCGCGGGCTTGGCGGCGGTGAAGCCCGGCCCGGTCACTTGGACGTCTTCGGACGCCGCCACGGCGACCGTCACCCCAAACACCACCGACGACACGCAGGCGACCGCCGTATCGATCGCCGAAGGCGCGACCGCCACCATCACCGCCACTTCGGGGACGCTTTCGGCGACCATCGATGTTTCGGTGGGGGCCGGCCCCGCCGTCGCCGCCACCATCACCGCAGGCACGCCGTTTCCGACACCAGCCGCCGCGCCCGCGCCCGCCCCGGCAGCCTGAGATAGATCATGGCTGTTGGCCTCGGCGCTATCCGTCTTCCGCCGAGCCGCATGGACGGCCCCGGCTCCCCTGATCCGTCAGGGGGGCCGTTGCCCGATATCGACATCGATCTTTCCGGCGACGCCAGCCCGATCGATCAATCCACCGCGACCAAAATCGAAACCAAAGATGGCGGCGTCGTCATCTACATCGGCAAGCCCAGGCGGGCCAAGAAAGACCTCAAATTCGATGACAATCTCGCCGAAACGCTGGACGACAGCGTGCTCGGCGGCATTGCCGAAGACCTGATCGAGCGGATCGGCGAAGACGATCTAAGCCGCAAGGAATGGCTCGAAACCCGGGCCCGCGGCATTGAGCTGATGGGCCTCAAGATCGAAGCCATGCGCTCGAACGGCGCCGACGGCTCAGCCCCCCTCGAAGGCCAATCCCAGGTCCGAGCGACATTGCTCGCAGAGGCAGTCGTCCGCTTCGGCGCTAACGCTTTCAGCGAGCTTTGCCCCAGCGACGGCCCGGTCAAAGTCAGCGAAGACACCAGCGCCAGCGCCCTGGAATTGGATGACCTTGCCGACGCGCTTGAAGTCGATATGAACCACTACCTCACCGTCGTCGACAAGCCGTGGGTCCCCGACACCGACGCCATGCTTCTTCGGGTCGGGCTCGACGGGTGCGTGTTCAAGAAAGTCTACCATGACCCCATCCTTCGGCGGCCGATCTCGCGCGCAGTCTACGGCGAAGACCTGATCGTCAACAATTCGGCCAACAGCGTCTACGACGCCGGCCGGATCACCCACCGCCTGTTCATGCGCCGCTCGATCATCCGCCGCATGATGCTGGTGGGCGCCTGGCGCGATGTGGTGCTTGGCGATCCGGGCATCCCCGACAAGTCCGCGCCCACCCTGCAATCGGAAGAAATCGGCGGCATCCGCAAGAACGAGAATACGACGCGGTCGGAAGATCAGGATCACGAGTTCTACGAAACCTATTGCGAGCTCGATATCCCGGGCTTCGAGCATGAGGACGACGGCGAGCCGGACGGCCTGCCGCTGCCCTACAAAGTGACCATCCATCGCGAGAGCCGGCAGGTCCTCGAGATCCGCCGCAACTGGCGCGAAGACGACGAGATGATGCTGCCGAAAGACTATTTCGTGCAGTTCCCGTTCATCCGCGGCTTCGGCTTCTATGCGATCGGCCTTAGCCATTTGCTCGGCAATCTGACCAACGGCATCACCGCCGCTTGGCGCGAGTTCGTCGACGCCGGCATGTTCGCGAACTTCCCCGGCCTTCTGGTCGCCAAGGGCGCCGGGCGCCAGAACAACAACGTCTTCCGCATTCCCCCCGGCGGCGCGGCCGAGATCGAAACCGGCGGCTTGCCGATCCAGCAAGTGGCGATGGGCCTGCCCTACAAGTCCCCGGACGCGGTGTTCGTGGGCTTCATCCAGACCATCAACCAAGAAGGCCAGCGCCTCGGTGGCACCGCCGAAGTGATGGTAGGCGAGGGTCGTCAGGACGCTCCTGTTGGCACGACCCTCGCTCTCATCGAGCAGGCGATTAAGCCGCTGATGGCCACCCACAAGCGCCTGTGCGCCGCGCAATCAGACGAATTGCAGCTGCTCATCGAGCGCTTTCGCGAAGACCCGGAAGCCTTCGTGCGCGCCTCCAAGCAATCGAAGCCCAAGCAAAAAGCGAACCCGCAGCAGCCCTCGCGGATGAATTGGGACGAAGAAAAGTTCCTGCAGGCGATCAATGAGAACCTGATCGTCACCCGCGCCGATCCGAACACCGCCTCGCATCTGCAGCGCATGTTGCGCAACGCCGCGCTCTACCAGATGGCCAAGGATGACCCGCTGTCGTTCAACGTGGTGAAGATCCGCACCACCTGCATTCGCGGCATCGGCTTTGCCGACCCGGCGCAATTCCTCAACCAGAACCCCAACCCGCCACCGCCCGATCCGAAGGCCCAAGCCGACCAGCTCTCGGCCCAGGCCGATCTGATCGACGCCCAGGCCAAGGCCGCCCAGATCCAGCACGACATCCAATTCGGCGGCACCGACGCGGCGTCCGATGCGGCGGATCGCCAGAACCGGCTCGATGTGGCCAAGATCGGCCTGCAGAAAGAGCAGATCATCGCCGACAGCCAGGAGCGCCAGACCAACACGCGCGCCCAATCGGATGTGGCGACCACCCACGTTCAAGGCGTGCAGGACGCCACCAGCCAAGCCCGCGATCACGCCCACGAAAGGCATCTCGGCCAGCAAGACCATATGCACGACGCGCTGATGACGGCGGCCGGGCAGCAGCACGATCAGCAACTAAACCAGCAGGATCAGGCGCACGAAGCCAATATGGGCCAGCAAGAGCAGGCGCACGACGCTGTGCAGACCCAGCTCGGCCAGCAACACGAAGCGGCAATGGGCGCGCAGCAGCAGGAGCATGACGCCGCGCAGGGCGAAGCGCAGGCTTCAACCCAGGTCAAAATCGCCAAGATGAAGCCCAAACCGGCAGCCGGCGGGGCGAAGAAACCCGCCGCCAGGAAGCCACGCGCCAAAAAGAAAACCTGATCGCCCGCTGGCTTGTCCTAAGCTTTCGCGCAATAACGCAATTGAGGCTTGAGGGATCTAAGCCAGATGAACTATTCCCCGCGTGACTTCACCCGCGAAAAAATGAAGAAAATGGGCCACAGCGGCGGCGCCGCGATCGGCTCCCCGCCCGGCAATCTCGACCGCAGCAAGGATGCCGAAGAGGACGAATACGGCCACAAGGCCGCCAAATCCGACAGCGCCGACTTCAAGCAGGGCGGCGCGGTGCACGCCAAGGGCAAGCGCCCGCATATGGGCCGCGCCGGACGCGCGATGGGCGGACGGGTCGGGCGCGCCACGGGCGGCAAGACCGGCTCCGATGGCGTCGAGGGCACGATCAACACCCAGATGAAAGACGACGGCGGGATGCTCGCTCAGGGCGATCTGCCCGAAACCCACTTCGGCAGCGACGGCAAGGCGCGCCAAGAGCGGGCGCGCGGCGGCAAAACCGGCAAGGGCAAGACGGTGGTCAATATCGTCGTGGGCGCGGGCGGCAAGGGCGATCAGCCGCCGCCCCCGATGGCCCCGCCTATGGCGCCGCCGATGCCGCCGCCTCAAGCCCCCCAAAAGCCGCCCATGCCCCCGCCGCAGGGACAACCGATCATGATGCCCCCAGGCGGAATGGGTCCGGGCGGCGCGCCCCCGCCAGGCGCAGGTCCGCCGCCCGCCATGCACGCCAAGGGCGGCCGGGTGGGCTTTTCCGACGCCAAGGCCCCGCACAAGGGCGGCGGCAAGGAAGATTTCTCGGACACCAAGCCCACCTCCAAGCGCGCCCCGATGGCCAGCGGCTCGAAGGATTTTCGCGTGAAGCGCGATCCCAACGAAACCGCGGGCGCGAACGGCGAAGGCCGGCTTGAGAAAGCCCGCCGCCAAGCATGACCAAACTTGGCGACCA